AATACCCATACAACATTGTACAAAGATTCAAATATTAACCCCCTCAAGCTAACCGAACCAATTTGGTGGGCATTGATGATGTCTATGCTGGGGATTTTCAAGGAACAACTTTCTACTTACGAATCTCCTATCAAAGCAATTTGTGGGGATGATGTAACGGAGGAAAAGTTTCTTGAATATATTCGTAATGAATACAAGAAAGATATTAAGGGTGAAATCAATCTTATTAAGCTTGAGGAACCTAAAACTTCAGTGTTTACTCTCGATTGCTTTGAATCGACGGATAGTCTTTTCAAGCTCAGAAATCATGGTCCCTGTAAAGCAGAGACCTGGTATTCTGCTTCTGAGAAGGAACACGTTAAGAAGAATGGTTGTGTGTGGTGCAGGGCTGCTGTTTCAGACGATATGTTTGAACCAGTAACTATTGTTGACAACAACAAGAAAATTGTGGATGCGATGACAGTTTCAACTCCCCTAATTGCAGGCACACCTAATACATCATCTATTGTTTCTCAAATTGATTCTACTGTAAACAATTGTCTTCGTATTAATATGCTAGGCATTACTGGTTCTGGTAAATCAACTGCTTCAGAACTAATGGTTAATTATTTCAACCAAAGCGGTTGGGATACTCTAGTAGTTAGTGCAGACAAATGGTCTAAAAAGGGATTTAAGGGTAAGGCTATGGCGAATTGTGTAAAGAATGAAATTGCAACATTTGAAAGTAATGAAGGAAACCGTGCAATTATTATTGATATCTGTAACGATACAGGAATAAACAATCAATGTTTTGGTTACGACCTAAGTAAGTACAAGTCTTATACATTTGCTCCTAACTTTGATAAATCTACTGATAACTTCGGCGATTATGAATCTTGGTGTCTCCTTAATGTGCTTTCACGTGCAGCCGATACACCTGATTCAAACTATTGGCTCAATCCTGTTTCAGCAGGCGTGAAAACTTGTATTGATGTCCATAACAAAAAGGCATCGGGTATTAAGAAAGCACTTGGTGTTGCCGGTGCTTTGGAAAACTTTAAATCGTCCCTTTCAATTGATGCTATCAAAAGCATCATTGAACCAAAGGCGGCAAATCATGCTTCTAAACTAGCTTCTCGTGATATGATGGGTATTATTTCGGAGTTTTTGGATAAGATTTGCAAATAAAACAGTTATTTATTTGGAAAAATTGATTATTTTATTTATTATTTTAAAGAATTTATTGTAATGTCAACAAATAACACCATAACAGTAAATGTAACAAGTGCTCCTACTGCACCTGCCCCAGAAAGATTACCCACTATATCTACACCAGATATTGAAGCTGAAGCTCGTTTAAGAATTGCTACTGAGCAAGCTAAATTAAAAGCTGAAAAATTAATTGCTGAACAAAAACTTCAACAAGAAACTGAGATTAGAACTCGTCTTCAAAGAGATGAATTAATTAAATTGAAAGCTCAAGAAATGGAAATTCGTATTGCTGCAGAGCGTCTTGTAATGGAAGCGGAAGCCAAACGTGCTGTAGATGACCGTGAAGCTAAAATAAGAGCAGAAATGGAACGTCTCAAGAGTCGTACTGATGCAGAAATTCTAAAAGAAGATATGGCTTTCCTACAAAAAGAGATGAGTTCTCTCAAAGAGAAGCTTAATTGTGCTTCTAGAAGTTAATGAAAAATTGCAGGAACGAATTAATAATAAATTAGCAATACCAAAATTAGATTTTGATATCGATGAAGAAGATGTTGAAAAAAGATATTCAGAATTAATAAGATGGTTTATTGCTAAATTACCAAGTAAAATTAAAATAAATAATGAAATTGTTAACCAATTTAAAATTCCATTAAATATTTGTAAAGATATGCTAAACAAAAATAACAATCATATATACCCAAAGATGGATTTACAAATTTATTTGAAAAGACGAAATATCAATATATGGGCTGGATATGATAATTGTAATGAAGTTGAAGTGTATTATTCTTTTATAATATAAAAAATTGAATTTTTTTTATTTTTTCAATTTATAAATATAGTTATGTCTAATTCTGAAATTACTAACATAATGAATTTAATGACTAAAATAGGTTATTATTATGAAAAACAAAATGATTATGATAATATGAAAAAATATTATTTAAAGGCAATTGAAAAAGGAAGTTATGAATCAATGCATAATTTAGGTACAAATTATTATGTACAAAAAGATTATGATAATATGAAAAAATATTATTTAATGGCTATTGAAAAAGGAAGTTATAAATCAATGCATAATTTAGGTTATTTTTATGAAGAACAAAAAGATTATGATAATATGAAAAAATATTATTTAATGGCTATTGAAAAAGGAGTTTGTGAATCAATGACTAATTTGGCTATTTATTACAAAAACCAAAAAGATTATGATAATATGAAAAAATATTATTTATTGGCTATTGAAAAAGGATTTGATATATCGATGTATTTTTTTGGTTCTTATTTTTTGGAACAAAAAGATTATGATAATATGAAAAAATATTATTTAATGGCTATTGGAAAAGGATACCATAAAGCAATGCATGCTTTGGGTGTTTATTATCATAATCAAAAAGATTATGATAATATGAAAAAATATTATTTAATGGCTATTGAAAAAGGATTTTATAAATCGATGCATAATTTAGGTCTTTATTATTATGAACAAAAAGATTATACGAATATGAATAAATATTTTTTAATGGCTAAGGAAAAAGGAAATAATTATGAAAATATTATATTAAAACAATTTGAAACAGCGGAAAATCTTTTATCAATAAGACCTTCCAAAAGATTAAGGATTTGAAATGTAGCATCAAATCTTCTAGTTAACTAAAATAAAAAATTGATTTATTTAATTTAATATGATGAAAAAATATAACATAACGGATTTATAAATGAATCAAACATTTTTTATAGTACCGTAAAGTGCTTAACTTTAAAAGCACTTGACACAAAACGGTAACAATTTTTAAGAGTTTTTAAATTTTACAGGGAACTATTTTATAATAAATTATTTTATGTATCCATATTTATACATGGATTATTATCATAAATATTTAAAATATAAAAATAAATATTTATTATTAAAAAATCAATATGGTAGTGGAAATATAACAGATTTAGATGGGAAAAAAATTATATTTAATTTATATATTGATAGAAATACTATATTACAAATTTTAAGTGAACTTGGAATTCAAATTATTAAAATATTTAAAATAGATAAAAAATTTGTAATAGAATTAGAAACCGACCAATTAGCACTTGATAATAAAGAATTAATTGATACTAAATTATTACCTTTATTTAATAAACAATATTTATGGTTTACTAATGATACAAAAATAGAACTTATAAAAGAAAGAATAAAATGGAATATGTTATTTACTATTTATTGTATTATATTTAATAAAAATATAGATAATTTTAGAGACGTGTTTGATAAAACAGAAGAAAATAATAATAAAATTTTATTTTTAAAATCACTAAATGAAGAAATAGATAGATTATTAGAAATTAGAAAAGCAGATGGTAATGAAATGATTATATATAATTTTACAGACATTACTAATTATTTATATTTTAATGGTTCTAAACATTTTAAATCAGGTGATGATTATTGGCATTTAACTGTTAATTTAATTAAAAAAACAAGATTAGATTCTAAATCAACGGAGGTTGACAGTAGTGAAGCTCCTCTTGAAGACGAGGTTGCTCCTGCCCGTGCCGGGCGTCGTCGTGGTCGTGATGATACAGAAGAGAAACAACATTTTACAAAAGTAAATTTTGATGAATTTCTTCTATATTTTATATTAGATATGCATATGAGTTTTTTTAGTAAATTATTTTATTTAACTTTTCTTCACATGATTTTATCATATGAAACTGATAAAAATGATATAATTTCTACAAATGCAAGAGAATTTCATAGATATTATACTGATATATTAGTTGCATCACCGCCAGCACAATTTAGCTCGCCACCCTCACCATCTGAGCACCAAGCCTCTGAAAATCCAAATCAATCTAAATTAAATATAGTTAAACAATTTATATCATATATGATATTTAATAAAGACATTATTGAAAAATTAAACACTTTATTAGAAGCAAAAAAACCTTATATTAGTAGTTTTAATTTAATAATAGAAAATAGTGATTGGAAAGAAAAACTTTTAACACCAAAACATAAAGTAGGACGTATAATCAGAACATTTAGAAATATATTAAAATCACAATCACAATTTTTACGAGATCCATTTGTTTTTAAAGGTAATCCAAAAATAGTAGATGCTAATAAACAATTAATTATTGCAAGTGTAAAACCATCATTAAGTAAAATTTTTGAAATTAATCCTGAAATAATAAGACAATATGAACAATTAATAGATACACTGCCTAAAGAAGAACCTTATAATAATTATATTTCTGAATACCTAAAAAATCAAATACAAATAATAATTTTAGAAAATACTAAATATAGTGAAATTATCAAGACTTTATAAATTTATTAGCTATTTTCTTTCTATTCAGTAAATTTATTTTACCAATGTTTAACTTGTCTTACTGTTAGTCACGTTTTGACACAAAACGGTAGCATAATTTTATTATGATAAAAATTGAAAAAAAAATAATTTATTAATCCCCTAATATTTGTATGCCCAACTCAATTATCAAGTTGACAATTATTTTCTTACTTACTATTATAAAAATTAGTGCCGATAAGACTAATATTCAGAACGAAATACGTATGTGGTATGCTATTAGAAATGGTAACTTGACAACAATCAAGTCACTAATTAAGGATGTGCCTGTTAATAATATGATTAAGTGGCAAACTCAAGTGGCTCTTGCAGCACAAAGGACTCTTCTTCGTCGTGAACTTGATTTTTTTGGATTTAATAATCCTTATGTTACGAATCTAGAGTACTTGATTGATATGGGGGCAGATCCTTGTTTGGTGAACGGTGAGGGTAGGACACCATACCAGCATTATATGCAGTATGTTATGTTTTATCCTAATCCTCGTGTCAAGCTTCTTTTGGATGTTTGTGACAACAACAACATTCATCATTATATCGACTATCAACATTGTTCAAAACATTATGGAAACACTTACAAGTACTCACAATGTACTAAATACCCATACTTGGATGGTGAGATGATGAGTCACTTTTATTTATAATTTAAAAATTGATTTATTTAATTTATATTAAAAAGTTATCAATATAATGTCATCACATCAAAATTACGATAAAGATTGTATTATAATTAAAGAAACTGTTACTAAAGAAGAATTTGAAATAGTCATCAATGAAATTAAAAATCAAATTAAATTATTGCAAGAAGAAAATAATGAATTACGCAATTTGATTAAAAATAATAATGAATCTAAATCCAATAAACCAGAAATTAAACCTCCCGAAAATGTTCAAGAGATTTTAAATAGAATTAAAGAACAAAATTTAGCGAATAATAGTGATTCTGAATATAGTAGTTCAGATGATGAATCTAAAAATAAATCTTGTGCTTTTCCCACTAAATTTAAAGCACAATTAACTAATAATAGTGATTCTGAATATAGTAGTTCAGATGATGAATCTAAAAATAAATCAATTGATGATAAACAAAAAATTTTAAATAGATTTAGAGATCAAATCATAGCCAATAATTCTTTCATTGCAAGTAATTATCAAAATTAATTTATTTTTTCCTTTCTTCAAGAAGGGTGCCACGATTTATGTATTGTATGAATAACTTAAATGGTTCTAAAAATGATTCAATTTCTCTCTGTAAATTTTCAATTAAATAATTATGGTCTCTTATATCTGTATTAGCAACAGAATTAACAATCGATTTTACAATAATATTTAATAAGTTATAATTAATATTATCTGTTGAAATATATTCTTTCATATACAGATTCGCTAATGCATGTACCTTTATTTTATTAATTCCTGTATCAATTAGATATCTTTTATAATTCTTATGATAGTTCATATAAATTTTAGAAATTTCAGCATATGAAATATTATAATCAGGTAATTTTAATATTATCTTATGTATATCATCTACTGGAATTTTAAATATACAAGTAATGATTTTTTCAATTGGTAATTTACCTTCATTTTTAAAAATGCTTGTTAATGTGTTAATAACATTAACAATACTATAATTAGTTGTAATTAATGTATCTAAATTTGTTACAAAATATTCTGTTTCTTTATTGATATAATTATTTATGAAAGAATCAAATTTTACTTCAGGATACTTAACTTTTTGTTTCATTAATGTTTCGTAATAATTTGTTTTAATAGTATTATGATTTGTGGAAATAATACTAGTAAAAGGAAAAGCGGTTGACAATAAACTATGCCAAAAATTTGTAATACTGTTAATAATTTTATTAGTATCAATATCTTTATTAATTATTTTAATTTCTTTGATATAGTTATACATATTATCAAATAAATTACTTACTTTAGATAAATCTTTTTCTTGTTTAATAATTTTGTCTTCAATAATATTTACTTTACTTAATAAGAAATCACTGATTTGAGATGTAGATTTATTAATTTTTTCAATTAATCCTTCATAACCAGTATTTTTTAATCTTTCTTGAGTATTAATAGCAGTTTTTAATATTTGTATTAATTCTTGTTTTTTTGTTATTTCTTTATTAAGTTTTTTCCATTGAATTTTTCCCAATTCATTATTACCTAATCTGTCAATGTATTTATCATCTAAACTATGACCAACAGATAATAATCTGTAAACATATGTGTCTTCTGCAGAATATTTAATGATATCATATTTAATTGATTCAGGAATTTCTGTTTTTAATGTGTTAACAATTTGGTCGTACATCTCTTCTAATTCAGGTTCATCCATTTTCAGTTCATTTGTTTTAGTATTTAATTCCATACCATCACATTTATTACATATTACTAATAATTTAATATCTTTATTATATTTTTCCTTAATGTTTTCTATATTTTCAATGATTAACTCTAAAATATCCATTTCATCACTAGTGTTTAATGCACTTTGAATATCAACTACAAATAAAACATAATCAAATTTATAAAAATTATTTTCAAGATATTGAAAATATACTTTTTTCGTTTGACTGTCATTTAAACCAGGAATATCAAAAATTGCTACATTTGTATTTTGTGGTAACTTAATAAAGTTTTCAATAGGACTTACATTATAAACTTGTTCATAACATTCTTGAATCGTTAATGCTTTCTTAGCTTCAGTTTGTTCTATAATCTTTTTATTGATCTTTTCATTTTGAGCTCTAATTATTTTTGCATAATCTTTATCTTTTTTAATTTTAGGATCACATAAATATACTTGAGGTATCATAGTAGTTCTTTTAATTTTCATATCACTATATGTATCACAAAAAAGCGAATTCAATAATGTTGATTTACCAGATGATACACATCCAATAATACCAAAATTAATTGTAGGTTGTATAATATTAAAACCGATAGGTTGAGGCGTTGTCATTAATAAAATTATTTTAATATAATGGGTATTTCATTCAATTTTTTATAAAAAAAGTTGATTTATTTAATTTATATGCTAAAGATTCATTTAATTAATGTCACAAATTGATTATGATAAAGATTGTCATATTATTAAACAACCTGTAACACAACATGAATTAAAAAAAGTAGTTGATGAATTTAGAAATGAAATTGAATTATTAAAAGATGAAAATAAAAAGTTACAAAAAGATATTGAATTATTAAAAAATCAAAGTAAAGATTATAATTGGATAATAAAATCATATAATCCTAATAAAGAAGCAAAAAAACTAATTTCAATAAAAAATAATAATCTTGAATTAGAAAATATTTTAGATAATATTCAAAACTATAAAGATGATAACATCAAAGTTGTTAGTATTATAGGTTCTGCTCGTATGGGAAAATCTGCATTACTTAATATTATTATTTCAAAATATAAAAAATATAATTGTAATGTTTTTGCTACAAGTAAAAGTTCAAGTAATTGTTGTACTACTGGAATTAATTATTTTTATATACCCGAATTAAAAATAGTTTTCTGTGATGTACAAGGATTAAATCACGATAATAGTTCTAAAGACCCTAAACTTTTATTAATTACTTATTTAATTTCTGATATCATTATTTTTTCTGAAGCAAAAAAGTTAAATGAAAATACTTTACAAACATTATCACCTTTAGCTTCTTTTTTAACTTATTTAGAAAAAAAAAATATTGATAATAATAATTCTAAACCTGTTCTAATTTTTAGAATTAGTGATTATACTCTTGAGAGTAAACCTGAAGATAATTTAAATAATCTATTAGTAGAAAATAATGATCAACATAAAAATCTAATTATAAATATAAAAAAATTATTCAAAGACATTAAAGCATTTAAAACTGAACAATTAGATAGGTCAGAACTTAAAATGTTAGATGCAAATAATTTTATAGGATTATTAGAAAATGAAGATAACAATTATAATAAATTTATTTCTGAATTAAATGAATACTTGGATAAAGTTGCTTCTAAATTTAACTTTGAAAATTGGTATAAGAATTTAGTTAAATTTATTTGTGAAATTAATATGAATTATAATATTAAACCAGAAAGTGTTGAAGAAATTTTAAAGAGAAATACAATCAAGACCAGAAGAAGATATTAATAAAAAAACTATTGAATTAAGAGAATTAACTAATAAATATAAATTACCATTTGAAACATTTTATGATAAATATTCAACTGATTATTGTATTGCAAGTGAAATTAGTAATTTTCTTAAATCAAATGTCGGTGAAATAAAATATGAATTTTTTGAAAATGAACCATTTATTTCTCAACTAAGTATAGTTATATATATAAATAAATGTATACAGGATAAATTAGAAAAAGAAAAATTTGAGAGACAAAAAATAAGAGAACACTTCGCTCTTATGAAAAAGAATAAAGAATTAGAAGAAAATAAGAAAAAAGAAGAAGAAGATTTATTAAGACAAAAAAAATTAAATACTATTATCCAAAGTTTTATATAAAAAATTGATTTATTTAATCCTTCCATCTAATTCATCATATATAATGACCGAAGTAAATTTTCAATGGAATTCGGGAGGTAACGATGTAAAAATCGCTGGCTCCTTTAACAGTTGGGTACCAACACAAATGATTAAATCAGGTGAAAAATGGATATACAGAACTAAATTAGATTCTGGTGTTCATACATATAAATTTATTGCTGATGGCAACTGGTATTATGATTCTAAATTACCGTCTCTAAAAGACAAAGATGGTGTAATTAATAATGTTATGGTTATCGACAATGGTAATTAT